ACCTCAAGTTAGGATGGAGAGACCCTCACTCTAGATGGAGAGACCCTCACTCTAGATGGAGATCTAGAGACTGGAACCCAAGTTAGGATGGAGACCCAAGGTAAGATGGACGTCCAGATATCCAGGTCTCTATGAAGTGTCTTTTAGGTACCGGCTCTAGATGAACTTGATCAACCCAATGAGTAATTCTAGGAGGGACATACCAGTACAGCAGGGTAGGCTTCCGTGCCCGGTGCCCGTAGTCCCCTTGATTCACTTCCTCTATTGCTCCACCTCTCCCATACTGGACAAATAACTGGCTCCCCTTTGGTTGCTCAACGACCCCACCCCATCTATGGACCAGCTCCATTGCTTTCAGTCCATGTTCACAGTCCTCATCACTGAAGTACCGTAACTTGCCCCATGGACCGCAAGGAGGATGAGCTATTATCGGATACGGGCCATCGTACGTATGAGCATTACGAGTCTCATCATAGACGATAACATTATCGTACTGGAAATAGTAGCTATCAGGAGCACACCATAGAGCCGCGATAAGAGATCTCTGACTACCGAAGAGGTAGCGGGTCTTTGAGATTAGATATTCGGCAAACTGTACTGGAGTACGTTCTCGCTCTCGTTTGTGAAGACTTCTTATCGACGAGCTAAGAGTGTGGCTATGCAAGTAAGAAGCTAACTAAGACCTATGAAGGTACCGAACCCGTATCTAATGTCCACGGATAGTGATTATGATCAGCATTACGATAAGAAGCACAAAGAGGACAACTATAGTTTGCGGATCACCCATCCGCGGTCATTGACTTCACGTATCAACTCCCGGATATGTAGATAAAGGAACTCTGGCTTAGTGGAAGATAAGACACGGGCCTTGACTACTTCGGCTATTTCTATCTTATCCCTTCGATGAGACGGGATCCGGATAGAATAGAGGACTGATCCACGATCAGTCAACTCAACAACGCTTTCAAGGCTTGCGCCGAGCAAGGATAGTTGGAGGACGTGAACGTTGTTCGCAGATGTGATGGTAGTGCTGGACGAAGACTGTTGTATGCGAGACTGTGCAGACATCGCCCTTCTCACATCTGGGGTATGTTTTCAGGCATTGGGAACAGACTTGGAGGCTCATGGTTTGGCCGCCGTTCGGCGGCGTAATAATGTAACGCGCGAGCGCGCGCGCGTACTATACCACACGTGAAAACCCCTGGAAAGTGGAGCTAAATGAATGTCGAATCACCACTCCTTAGCCTTTGTGACGTCAAAACGATAGCGACACGCCTGGTCGCTAGTTATCTCGATATAACACTCGCTTGCATATATAGGCGCGGGTAGTTCCATACTCACGTTCTCGCGTGTAGTGAGCTTACTACCCTCATATAAGCTGTACTCAGAGAACTGGCCGTCGATTTCTATGCCGTTGATCCATACGGGTCCTGGGAGCTTCACTGGAGTTTTGCGGTTGGGGCGTGCGACGCCCGACACAGTAAAGTCTACGTTTTGGGTTGTTTCCATGATGCTATATTGTATACTATGCCAGTCCAACAGGCTCACCCTTTGAAGGTGCGTAATCTCGCATTTAGATTGTGGTGCGAGAACGGCAAGAATATGTCTAAAGTCTGCCAGGTAATGTTTGATGAGTACGGGATCAAGGTCTCCGTCAAAGCCATCCTGACCTGGCGAGATAACATGGACTGGGAAGCTAAGCTGCTGCTGAGAGAGAACCAGTTCCGGCGGCTTCTAAGAGCCAGTGACGATCCTATTCTCCACGAGATGGCAATGGATGACGTCATGGTGATGAAGTTCTTAGGGATCCTTACTCGCATGGTCTCCGAGCAATTGAACCGTAGATCGACCCGCCAACTGTTCCAACCGCGTAATATACGTGAGCTTATGCAGATTATTACATTTATCAGCGAAAATCAATCCCGCATATTGGGGGCACAGCAAGAGCGTGATTCCAATCCCTCTCGAACCACGAACATCACGATTGATAATCGCCGTCTCATATTGCGAGATCGATTGGCGGCTGTACCTTCGGCACAGCGCAGAGTTATAGTGGACCAGATGCGTGGGGCGACAATGGATCAAAAGCAACTGGCTCCGGTTCGAGAGGAAGCGTTTGATGATGAGGCATCTTAGTGAGAATCGGGACGATTCTACTTACATGAGTCGCACAGCGACTCATCGTAGGAACCTTGAGCTTTTACTTCTCCTGATAGTAGAGAAGTATGTGGTGGGTGATGTGAATCCTAAGCATCTAGAGTTATTGCGTAGCGTAGCTGAGGATATAGTTAGTGAGCTCGGTGCAAATCAACCCACAGATCCTAGCTGACGCTACGGAGTTTATACGCGCTGATCCGGAGGGTGCTGCCGAGTTTCTAGCTGAGATTGATCCCATAAGCTGGATGCACCATATAGAGCTCAAGACGGAGAAGGGCGAGCCGATTGAGTTCCGGGACCACAAGCCGCTTATCGGGATATACTCTGATTTCCATCCCGATCAAGTATACCAGAAAGCGGCGCAAATTGGCATCACTGAGACGGCGATCAATAAGATTCTTTGGCTGGGAGATCACCGTAATCTCACTTTCATTTACGTCTTCCCGACGGCTGACGATGTTTATAAATTCAGCCAGGGAAGATTCAATCCAGTTATCAAGGGCAACTTCTACCTCCGAAAGCGGATGCGCAGTAGCGATAACGCTACCCAGAAACAGATTGCTAACTCTTGGATATATTTTCGTGGCGCGCAGAAAGAGACCCAGGCTATTTCTATCCCTGCGGACGGGTTGGTGATAGATGAATTCGACTTCGCACCGCCGGACATCTTGGATGTATTCACCAAACGTCTTGAAGCTAGTCGTACTCCCCTTACGTGGCGCTTCAGTACCCCCACGATCCCAAAGTATGGTATCAATGCTTGGTTCGAGCAGACGGATCAGCGACATTGGCTGGTCAAGTGTGATAGATGCAACCGATGGCAGCGTATTGACTTCTGGCGTAACGTTCGGGCACGTAAGGGGATACACCGCTTTGTCTGTTGGAAGTGTGGTAAGCTTCTACAACGTCGCAGCGGCATATGGGTAGCAAAGTACCCAACCCGGGCTACCGATGCAGTCTACGACGCTAGGGGATATCTCCACGAGCCTGCCAGCGGGCTGCGCGGTTACTTCGTGAACCCATTGGCGTTTACATTTATCACAGCAGAGAAGAAGTGGCAAACCTGGGTCAAAGCAGAGCATAGTAGTAGAGCCGCAGCAATCAAGAACTTCTATAACTTTGACTTGGGAGTGCCTTACGTCTCTGGCGAGAGCCTGATTACAACCGATACAATACGAAACTCCATGAAACCCGACTTCGATGTGCAGGGTTTCAACGTCTTTGGCTGTGACCAGGGTGACATATTGCATTGGGTTGTAAAGCATATCTCTCCTGACGGGACTCGTCCTATTGTGGCTTTCGGGGTTACCAACAGTTTTGAAGAGGCTTATACTCGTTTTGTGGAGTTTGCATGTCGCCTTGGCGTGATTGACGCTCTGCCAAACAAGCATTCTGCCCGACAACTGGTACAGAAGTCGCACAAGCGTCTCTATATGGCTTACTATAAAGACCAGAACGAGGCCAGTAAGGAGAGAATAGAAGATAAAAAGCCTGATAAGCCGACCAATTACTCGCACAGTAAGCAAGAAACCCAGACTTTGCTCCTTGATAGAGCTGAAACTCTGGATACGAGTGCTAAAGAATGGATAGATGGTCGTGCTTATCTTGCTCGTCCTCGTGATTCTCAGGCTGAAGACGTACAAGAGTTCATCGAGCAGATGGCGGCGATGGTTAGGGACATCCAGGAAGATTCCAAAGGTATTGCAAGGGTCGTCTGGGTGAAAACTGGACCTGACCACTATCGCCATGCAGACAATTATGCGTCTATTGCAGCTGACCTACGCACAATAGGCCCAATAACCGACCTTAGTGTGGGAGGGAGCATTGCCAATATACTCCCGCAAGAGTTGGATTTTGGGTTTGGCCCCATGAAACCCGACGATTTGATGCCTAGAGAAAGTGATTTCGGCATTTCCACTTTCAAGGACTTCTGAAATATGCTATATGATAAATTCCAATGACCACGGCTGATTTTGCAGCCCGCATCCCGATAGAACAAGCTGATCCAATGACCCCCAGGCCGACGAGGCCGATGGGGGAGCTTGGCTTTACGGGAATCAATCCCTTTGGGTACTACGCCCAGGAGGAGAGTTGGGACTATTTCCATGTGCCTCTAGAGGAACTGGAGCGCATGGTACAGCAAGACGGCCAGGCTCAGAGCCTGTACAGGATTCTGACGATGCCCATCAGGGCTAGTGAGACTCATCTAACGGCAGCCGATGGTGGTCAAGCTGAGTATGACTTTATTTGTCGTCAACTGTTCCAATCGCCACAAAATGGTGGTATGACCATACCGTGGAACAGAGTAATGGCGGCACTTTCAAGAGCAGTCCTCACGGGGGCCGAAGTTTTAGAGAAGTGTTACAAGACTGCGACTATAGACGGTAAGGATCGCATTCTTCTAGATAGAATCGCACCAAGACCTCGCCGAACTCTCCGTTTTCGGGTTGATGAACGCGGGTACTTCAATGGTGTTGTCCAGATGGTCCCGTACCGAGGTATTATCTGGATCGAGAAGCCCAAGTGTTTACATTTTGTCATCAACGGCGAGATGAACCCCGTTTTCGGCCAGAGTATGCTTCTTCCAGCGTACTATCACTATCAGAAGAAGCATAAGCTCTACTATATCGGCCATCTGGGGTTTGCGGTCGCGGCTTTGGCCTTGAAGAAGCTTACAATCCCGGTTGGGGCTGACCAGAACGACCGTAGGACGTTTGAGCAGGCTGCGGCCAACATGGGCATGAACACTACGATCAGTATTCCAGAGGGTTACGGTCTCGAGCTTGATTATGGCGCGAAAGTGCCAAGCGAGATGATACCCTTTGTGAACCACCACGACGACCAGATGGCTAAGGCCGTCCTGGCCCAGATCCTCAACCTGGGCACGTCTGGTAACACAGGTTCTTATGCGTTGAGCGAGGCGCATCTGGATCTGGTGTTCATAGTCATTGAATCTATCATGGATGATATGACTTATCTGTTCAATACAGAGGTCATCCCCGAACTCATTGACTGGAACTTTGGCACCAGCAAGTATCCAGTCCTTGAAATCGCTCCCAGCTATACGGATCGGCGAGAAACGATCAAGGATATCTTCCGACATATCTCCGCGGCACGTCAGGTAAATACCAGTGCCGAGTTCTGGGTAGAGCTTGAGAAGGCGATGGCTCAGCAGTTGGGATTCTCGGACAATATCAACTACGATGCGCAAGGAGATACTATGGTCAAACAAGCCAGGACACGCCAGAATGCTCAGACTGGGGTTACCAAGAAGCCTCCCACCAGTGTTCCGGGGCAAGGACCGCAAGATCCTAGTACGGCTCCTGGACGTGGCGCTCCTCCACCCCGACAAGCCAGTGCGCCAAAGGGGAAGTGATGCAGGATTATGATCAAGAGTACCTGCGGCTGAACCGAGCAGCTACAGGCATGACCTTTACGCGCCATGCGGCCCCTGAGGTTGAGGACAACGAGAAGGTCAAGACCAAGAAGGCTCAGAGTCCAAATGCTGCTGGTGGGATTGGCGGTACTCCTGGAGTTACCAGAAGGCGTGCTTCGTCCAATGGTAATGGCGGGACTACTGTACCTGGGATGAAGGGTATGCCGCCTGCTATGATCAAGCAGGCTCAGAAGCGCAAAAACGGAAACGGCAAGACCAACAAGTGGGATCCGGACAATGACGGTGATGATGACAGCAACGCCAAAGGGGATACAGATCACGATCATTGGACCAGCTCCGGGAAGCAGAAGAAATCAGTTCCTGGTAAGCCCCTCCCCAAGAAGTAACCCGTGCCGTATACCACAGCCAATCCGCCCCGACCAGCTAAAAACTGGAGTACGCCTGCCAAGGCTCTCTGTGCAAGAGTAGCCAATGGAGTTTTGAAAGGAGGAGGCAGTGACCAACAGGCGGTCTACGCATGTATTCGGGCCGTGAAATCTCGCTACCCATCTACGATCAAAGCTCCCAGGTCATCGTGGCGTAAGGCCGAAGAGCAAGCTGCCATTGACAGTTTCTTTGAGGGCAAGACTGCGGAAGATCTCGAGCAGATCTTTGCGCCGCTACTGCCAGACCTCATCGAGTTTGCTCCGTGGAAGAGCGCTACCAAGACAGCACTGCCAGATAGCGCGTATGCCATCGTTCATCAACCCCAAGGGGGAGGAGCCAAAGTACGGGCACTCCCTCATCATACTGCTTCTGGTAGTCTTGATTTATCTCATCTTCGTAACGCACTTGCTCGCTGGAATCAAGTAAAGGGCGTTCCGGACAATATCAAGGCAGCGGGTCTCCGACACTTGCAAGCTCATGCTAGGAGTGCAGGAGTAGGAGATAAGGCGGCGAGCGATTTTACAGCAGCTTTCTACGATATTGATGCTGTTGAGTTCAAGGAAACTGCTGACGGAAGATTTGCCAGTACCCTCCAAGTCCTCCCCGAAGGAAAGTTCACTCATCCTTGGTACGGTGAGTTGGACTTTAGTGCCACCGTATTACGTTCTTTCAAGCGCAACTTCGACCAGCGCATTCTGGGAACAGACATCATGGTGGACGAGGGTCACAACAGAGGCAAGGCGCTCGGATGGTACAAGGAGCTACACTTTGGAAAGCGTCAACTTGGTGACAAAGAATACATAGGTCTCTGGGGGGACATCGAATGGACTGATCTGGGTAAAGACTATCTCGAACGCAAGATCTATAAATACTTTAGTGCCGAGGTAGGCAACTGGACCAGTCCAGACGGGACAGAGTTCAAGAACGTCTTGTTGGGCGGCGGCTTGACCAACCGACCATTCTTCAAGCAGATGCCCGAGGTACAGCTTTCCGAGGGCGACGTCTCTAGCAGGTTTGTGATCGGCTTGTTTGGAGATGAACAGTGGCGCTTTACATCCTCCACAAATGAGGAGGGCGATGACTTTAGCAACGGCTACCATGAACCGGAATATGAGGAAGAAGAGGAAGACTATTCAATGGATGAATTGCTCGCGGCAATCAACGCGGCATACCAGAAGGACTTCCAGGATCAAGATGCGGTTCTGGCGTTCATTGCAGAGCTCAATGCGGCCCATGCTGCCCGAGACAGACTTCGAACAACATTTACAGCATTGGGCGTCGAGTTTGCAGATGGCGAAGATCCTGTATCTGCCGTTGCCAAGGCGTTCAAAGCAGCAAAGGATGCCAACGTGACCCTTGACACACGGCTCCAGACAGTGGAGAAAACACTGGCTGATGAACAGTTTGACAAGGCTTTCAAGGACCAGCTCCGAGAAGGCAAGGTGGTTCCCACACAGCGGGATGCAATGTATCGGTTGTTTACAGCCGACCGAGCTCTGTTTGATGACCTGATGAAGGAACAGAAGCCTGTTGTGATTCTGGGTGAGCAGGGATACTCCAGCGACGACGAGCCAGGCAGCGCTGCGGATACTCGGTGGAAGGACAACACCACTGAGACCAAGACCGAGGCCGATCGGTACGTGGCTATGGCTGGCAACAGCGCCCCATCCTCACGGCCACGTCGCAATGGCCGAACCCAGGGAGGTGAGTAAATGAGCATCCGTCGTTGGGGCAGCATCGTTACCGTCCCTGGGATGACCCAGATCCCAGAGATTCTGAAGAGCCTTGAGCTTCTCACCAAGCCAGCAGGCGGAGCAGTCATCCAGGCTAACTCTGGGGCAGCGGTTCCTGGCAGCTTTATGTACCAGATCACGGCCGCAGGTGCAACTCAATACTACTGGCAGGCTGCGAAGCTGAGCAAGGTTGATACGAGCCTTGGAGCTGCGAGTACTACACAGTTCTACGTCCGTAATCCTGTGTTTGCTCCAGGCGATTTGATTACTATTGGCGCGGCGGCTGGCACTGTAGCTACGTGCGACGTGAATACAGGCCTCGTGACGCTCTCTGCGGCGTTGGCTGGCGCACCAGCGAATGCGGCTCGTGTGTTTTCGCAGACAGCCGCCCAGAACGCAATCAAGGCTGTGGCTTTGGACTATGCTCCCAACGTAAGCAACAGCGATCAGGCCATTGAGATCGCAATCTCAGGTATCTTCAAGAAAGATCTCATGGACCTGATGTACGATCCGTCAGACATCACGACCTGGGGAGCGGTGGCTATCCCAGAAGTGAATGCGTACAGGTGGTCATAGGGAGTAGACAATGCCACAGATCAGTCTTCTTCAACCAGCCGTCCTGAACGGATTCATTCGTCAGCGGCCTTTTCCGCAAAACCTCTTGGGGCTGGATATCATGGGCGCACCCAAGAGCTGGCCCTATCCTTACTGGAGCTACGACCTGATTCGCGGTAATAACCGCATGTCCAAGCCGAATGTCCCCAACAGCGAAGCCCACATGCGTGGATTTCTGGGCATTGGGAACGTGACGGGTGCCTTCATCTATATGAGGGACAAGAAGCAGTTCTCGCCCACGACCCTTTACTGGCTGCGTCAGCCTGGCGATATCGCTCGAGCAAACGCCGAGGCTTATGTGGCTCGGGAGATTGGTGAGCTGGACGACGCTCAGAGCTTCTTCCTGGAGTGGGCATTCTGGCAGCCTCTTACTGGTGCCACGTTTGGGAGCTTGAACGTACAGCGCTACGATGCTCCCCGCGTGAACATCAACTTCAGCTTCTCGGCGTCGCATAACGTGGTGCCGACCGTACTGTGGTCAGACACAGCTAATTCGAATCCTGCTGCTGATCTGGCTAACTGGAAGCGCACTATCATTCAGGATAGCGGTTATGTCCCACAGCAGTTGTATCTGACGAGCACTACGTTCTTGAACTACGTTGTCCCGAATGCCAAGATGCAAGGTCTCTGGTCGCCGTGGGTCAAGGATGAGTACATGCGGACAGGTACCGTCGAAGGCTTGTGGGGCTTCGATTGGACAACCTACGATCTGCAGTATGTTGATGACTTTTCTGTCCCTGGTGTGCAGACCAGTTACAACTATATCGCCGACGGTAAGATTGTCATTATGGCTACCGACGGTGATCCATGTGGTTCGTTTGAAGGCCCGAGCGCTGATCACGACGCGTTGCAGAGGGATCCTAACTGGACTGGCAAGTTTGCTAAGACCTGGCTGGAGGAAGATCCTAGCAACCGCGTGCATCTGCAGGAGTGGAGCATCATCCCAACGTTCCAGCGTCCTGACAATTTCATCGTAGCAACTGTCAAGTAAGGAGGTCATTATGGCAGAGGCAAAGAGTCCCTCTCACTACAAGCTCCACGCGGGGGTGACAACCCCGCTTGGTGTTGCTGACGAAGGCCAGATTGTACGTGCTGAGGATATGACTCCTGGTGGTGTGGAATTCAACCCGATGACGGTCGAAGAGCAGCAGGCTCACTTTGGCCGCATCCTCTACGAACCCCATGAGCCTGAGGAAGGAGAGACAGTAGTAGGAGAGGGACCATCGTCCCCACCGCCTCCCGGAGATAGTCCTATTGTTCCGGCCGAGCAGAATGACGAACAGCGGGAGGCTGAGTTACCAGGGGTGACAGTGGAGGAGAAGCCTAAGAGCAGGGCTACGTCGACAACTCAATCTGCACCCACGCATCAAGCTGCTCCAGCTCATGAAACTCCTAGGAGACGCGAGTAATGGCAACCAAGCCTTCAGTTCCTAGTGGCGCAGGAGCGCCTAACACGGGACCGTACACCAACCGAGATCTGCCAGTCACGGGACCCCGCGATCTCAAGGGCAATCTCAAGGGCGGCAAGGGACCATACGGCGGCGTGGGTCTGCTTCCAGGTGGACAGCCGCGACCTTCGTGATCCCTCAAGCAGCCAGTGGCAAGAAGGGTGGAGGTCAGGGCAACCAGCCCGTGGACTATATGAAGGGCGGAAGTTTGTCTCCGCCCTATTCGCCTGGACAGCCTGCTGGGAACAAGCCCGTGAGTATCGCAGGTACCGGAAGTACTCCGCCGACCTATGCCGCAGGATCGGGCGTACCAGACAGAAATTTGACTGGTGACTTTGCTAGAGGAGCCAGGTCTGGTCTTGGTAACACCAGCGGGATGCCTCCGACGAAAGCTGCTGGTCAGGTACCCCCGTCTGGCAAGACCAAGAGACCTGCTGCGCGTACTGGCCCCAATGACAAGAGTAAGGATGTAGGGGTCGAGTGATCAATCTTCTCATCATGGTTTACGACCCTGAGCAGGCGTCAACCCTGTATGATACGGTCCGTGTCTATTCCGACACGGACCAGTACGGGGCTTTCTCAGAAGTTGTCGTAAGTCTGCCGCTTCTCCAGAACCAGAACACGTATGAGTACACGGACGGGACTAACGTTCCCACATGGTATGAGGTAAGCTATTTCGATACGACGGACTCAACAGAGTCTTTGAGGACAGGTCCAGTTCCTGGTAATCTACAGGGCGGACCAGCTATCTTTACTCAAGGACCGTTAGGTTGCCTGACTATTGGGTATGTCAGGACCATGACAACGTTCCCCGCGATAGCTAATCTCAGCGATGCACAGATTGCAGAGCTAATAATCAGGGCGGAGACACTGTTAGATAACTTTGCTCAGAAGTATGGTGGCTGGAACTATAGCTATCCTAACTTCGAGACTCTGCAATGCATCCTAGCGCGGTTGCTGCTTGAAGAGATTTATCTGCGTAGCTCATCGCAGTATAGAGCGATGCTTGCAGGCAATCTTATGTCAGAGCAGCTTGGTTCTTACTCGTACAAACGCGGGATGTGGCCTAAGGGAGCTGCTCAGACCACGTATCCTGGTAGTCTCATGACTTACTTTAGTCCTGAGAGCCAGAAACTGTTGTACGATCTGGTAAACGAGAGTCCGTTCCATACGTTCTTTGCTACAACGCAAGTCTTCAGTGAGCTGATACCTAAAGAGAATGCAGACAAGCAACTGATACGTCCAGACTGGGACGGTTGGGAGAGGGAAATCACCTGGCACCAGCGTTTGTATCAGTATCTGCCAGCGCCTAGACTTGACAGACCAACTTTCCTCCTAGCGCCGTGGCGGGGAGTTGGTAGCTATGGGTTCTGGAGAGTGACTGGATGAATGTACAGATGTTGACACAAACCTGCTCCATTATGAAGCAGGTGGATACTAAGAAGGAGTTTGAAGAAGATAGTGAGGTACCGTTGTTCACCAATGTACCTTGCGATCTAGATACGGCATATCAGCCACGCAATACGTTACCTATTGTAGTCCCTGGCGCACAGCAGGGGCGAGGGCAGGGCATCATAAGCATCGCAGACCCACGTTTGGGGCGTGGTGCCAAACGCCAGTTCGATGAAACCAACTGGATACTCCTAGACGGCACAGAGTGGCAAATTGCCCAGATCCATGAGATCCTCAATAAGATGACGGGCGAGATGGATCATTTTGAGATCTGGGCCTTTGAGGGAATCAACCGTTCTGAGCCAGTAGCCGTTGCCCCGTATGAAATCAACAGGATGGCAAGCTAATGGTTGATATGAGGGATATCCCGTTTCGTACAGCCAGTGCTGGACCTAGCACTGGTCAGGCTTTTCGTCGCTTTGGTACGGCGGGTAGACAAGCTACATTCTTTGATGCAGCTAGTGATTGTGAGGCTATGTCTGCCAGATTCCTGGTAGCAGGCAAGAATACGGCCGAAGCATCGCTTGAGATCCTGCGAGAGAATGTTATCAAATACATCCTGCCGAGTACGGGTGACTTCCACGGTTACAGCACTGGCCGTCTAGCGGCTACCATTGGTAGGTTCGATCCTAGTAAGTTCGTAGGTAGTGAGTCCGGAGCAGATGCAGAACAGAAAGCGATGCAGTGGGCGACTAACAGCGGTCTTGGGAACCGGATTACAGACACGGCTGATGAGCTCACCATTTATGAATACGGGGCATATTCTTCTGTCAAGCGTTACAAGGCGAGTACCTGGGCGGTAGAGATGGGCACGTTTACTCCCTATGCTGGCCTTGTAGAAGATGGCGGGCAGATGCCGATCTACGCTTATGGCAACAAAGGAGCTACGATAACTGCACGCTGGGAAGCGAACCATATGTTCAAGCGCGGGACATTTGACAGCTACAAAGATATCGAAAAACTTATGCAGCAGGAGACGAATGACGTTTTAGCATGATCCTCGATCTAGACGACCAGTTTCGTTCCGTGTACAGGATGCTGTGGGAGCTGTACCTGCCGGATCAGCCTGGTCTTCGAATTGAGGATAAACGCTCTAGGCAGTTGGTTCGTCCCAGTATGCGGCTAGAACAAACCATACACCGCGAAGTAGATAGGGGATATGGCATAAAGGAAGACCAGGTCCAATATGCCATCACGTACTATGGAGTCAACAGATCTGATTGCTTCAAAGCTGTAAGCAAGCTAGAGCATTATGTTGAATTCGGAGGTGCTCAATACGAGAATCGATATTTAATCCAAGCTTGGAAGTTTGGCTGGAATTTCCCAGCACCCCTAAGCGTCACACTCGTAACCGGAACTGTCCCAGCGGGAGATCATCAGGTCCGGGTAAGTGGGATTGACGTGTGCGGAAATGAAAGTGCAGCTTCCCTGCCAACAGCAGTCACAACTACTGGTCCTCAAGGATTTGACATTATTATACCAAGAGTGCCTTGGAATCATCCCCTGTTTCCATCATACAATGTCTACGTGGATGGTCATCTCGAAGGCAATGTAGCTATGCCGCAGTGGGGTTATCCTGAGATTACTATCAGTAGCTTGACTGGTACTGGTTCTCCACCACTAGAGGCTTCAAACCCTCAAGGAGATTTGAACGCCGTGAGATGGAAGTTCTTGAGAGTGTATGTACTTGCCTCAGTAATACGGGAGGATCCAGTAGAGAACGCTGTGTTTCAGAGTACCACTACAATGGAGACGTCTATGATCCAAGCTCGGATACAGCCGCAAGACCCGATCATGGAAGTTCTCGGGCTTGACATTCAACTCAAAGAGGAAGTATGATGGCCGAAGCAGAAGAGTCCACGACCAAAGCATCTGGACCTGCTCCCCAAGCAACAGAGGAGGTTTACCCCATTCAACAACTGGTCAACAACTGCGATGCTATCTTTGGACAGCCTTCCTTCGTGTGTGATGGAGCTATCGCGTTTGCTGGTATTACCAGTGATACCATCACAAAATCGGAGTTGCAGACTGCCATCGACAACTTCTTGGCCCAAGAAGATAAGGGCCATACGGGAGGGTAAGAGATGGCGGGCGGTCCTTGGTCAGCAGTTACTATCGGGCAGGGACGACCAGGTCTCTTCATCAACTTTGTTCCTGCCGCGATTGCTGCCATCCAGCCAGGTGTTAGTGGCGTGGTGGCCGCGATTGTCAAGGCTCCATGGGGTCCAGACAATCAGGTAATCCAGATTGAAAATGAGCATGATCTGCTCTCGTATTTTACTGCATCTGATACTCCGCCGTACAACGCCTATTATGAAGGTCACCATGCCTTCATGGGCGGAGCGCGGAGTATCCAGATGTATCGCATCGAAGGAACTGGTGCTACCAAAAGCACGCATCAGTTCGTAGATGGTGCGTCGGCAAACATTTTTACTATCAACGGTATGTTCAACGGGACGTTTGGCAACGGTTTCAGCGTAGCTGTGCAGACGAATCCTGTTATTGCAACGGCTACAGATGTGTTGGTCTATCAAGGAAGCACTCTGTTGTCGACGTACACTACCAGTATCTATGCAAGGGGGACAGTGGGACACGTTGCTGAGATTTGTAACCTCATCAACAATGACCAGAACAACTACTACGTCTCCGCGGTGTTCCAGGCGGAAGGCAACAGTACTCCAGCGAGCGTAGCTGTTCCAGGCGTCGCTCTTGCTGGTGGTGCGGACGGAGCAGCTCCGGTTGCTGGTGACTACACCAATGCCATGACAGCGTTAGAGGCGCAGCAATGGAATGTCTTCCATGCTGACGTCGTTGATGCAGATGTCGCAGGTATTCATGCCAGTATCAAATCCTGGATTGACGGGATGCGAAACTACGGTAAGTATGTCGCCTGCGTAATGGGGTCTGCGGCTGCTGAAACTCTGAGCACTGCTGAGAGTAACGCGGTAGCTATGAACGATCCTGCCGTAGTGTACTGGTATCCTGGAGTATATGAGCTCAACCAGTCTGGTATCCGGACGCTCATGCGTGGGAGTAAGTATGCTGCTGTAATTGCAGGTATGTATGCTGCTCTTGCCCCAGGAGATGATTTCACCTACGCTGGCCTGCCCAACATCATTGATCTGGAGTTTAGACTCAACAACAGCCAGATTGCGGCAGGTTTGCAGAACGGTCTCTGTCTTGGCACGTTTGACGGATTGCAGTACAAGGTAGAGGAGGCTATCAACAGTCTTAGCCGTCTAGGGGCGAACCAGGGTGATGCTTGGAAGGATATCCAGGCTATCAATACCATGGATGCCATTGCTACTGGCATCACAGTCAGCGCGAACGCTAACTACATTGGCAAGGTGCCCAACGATCTGGTGGGCCAGAATGCCTTGATCAGTGCCGTCAGGGACTTTCTACGGGTCATGGCAAACAGTCGTGCTATCATGCCGAAGTATACTGTTGGTCTGGATCCTCGGTATGTTTCGGCAGGTAAGAACGTCTTCATCTACGTTACAATCCAGATCATCGAATCGATGAAATTTATCTATTTTACCGTGCAAGTAGGTCCGTAGTATGGTTGAGGAATGGAGCGGTATGCTACTTAGGTGGCAAAGTTCATAACTGAGGAAGAGGCAGTGGAGATACGAGAGATATGCTGTAAGAGGTACCGTTATGGTCTCAAGGCCAAATTGGCTAGGACTTACGGTGTCTCTATACAGACTATCAATCGTATCTGTACGGGAGAATGGACTGGGGGTATAAGGAATCGCTATATTCCTCCCAAAGGAGTGCAGCCAGAGCAATTAGCTAGATGGAATCGTAGACAGCGCGGAAAACCTGTTCCTTGGTTGAATACTTCCAAAGCTCACACCGAGAGAGCAAATGCTATCGCAACTAATCGCAGACGGGGTACTTGGAACAATGGTCGAGAGGTAGGTTGGTACAGACACACTGAGCAGTGGAAGAAAAACAATGGCGAACGAATGCTCAAGATCTGGGCTGATCGAGATTATAAGCTCAGAATGACTCATGTCAACGGGCGTTGGGTCAGTAAACTTGAGCAGTCTATTCTTCCATTGATGACTAATCTAGGCTTTGAACCTCAGTTCTCACTAGGAGGCCATCTATTCGATTATGGAAGTGAGCAAGAGAAGATAGTCGTCGAAGTACATGGATGTTGGTATCACGGGCATTCATGTATGCGAGATCATGGCTGGGAACGAAATTATCGTAAAGCCATGTTACGAGATCGTAGAGTTATCTGCTGCGCCGTGGGTATGGGATATAGAGTTCTCCTGCTGTGGCAATGTCAGAGAACTGCATGGCGCAAGAAAATCCTCGGTGAGGTATTGCTAGGAAGGTAGGATGCGTCAATCCCGTTAGCCGCAGAGAGGACGATAAATGGCAGCTACGGCAAGCTGTATGTCGGAGCTACATGGCTCGCGAATATCCAGCGTGTTGAAGCACGTATCACGGTTGAGCGCCGTGAGGTCAAGGTGGCCGGAACCCGACATACTGGTTACAAGGGTATGAACGTCACAGGTGAGGGTACGATCACTGGCTTGAAGGTAACTGACTTCTGGCTCAAACTGGTTAGTCGGTACATGCGGGATGAGAGCAGTTTTATCCCGCCGCTTACTTTGCAGACAACCTTGGCAGACCCTGAGAATGGAGCTACTGAATCGCTTGATCTTGTGCGCTGCCGATTCTGGGAGGTACCGTTTGGTTTCCAGGTAAATGAGTTGGTTGAGGAAGCCATCCCATTTACCTTTGAGAACATCAACATCCATAGCTGCCTCGGCGATGATACTGAAGGTTACGCCAGTGGTGGTGATGGCGCCAACGAGTGTGGAGAGGTTTAGTGTCTAGCGAGCTCTACCGCTAGTCATAGAGTGGGCAGAGGGCGGGTAGCCTTAGGGGGTTACCTGTTCTCCCCAGAGATTCTATGATACGTAAGGGAGAGCGCTACAATGTCTGAAACGCCCAATACCAACGGTGGCCCGCCTATGACGGTAAAGCTCCGTCCCAGGGCTGATGTTGGACCTGTGCGCGGAAGCGAAATGCTACCTGTAGAAGCAGGTCACGAAGATCCGAAGTTGCATCAGAGCTTCGACCCATTGGAAGAGTTACTGAGTTACGATATTACCAAGGGTCTTGAGGCTGAGGTTGATATGTCGCCTCAGTTCGAGAACAAGTGGCGGGTCAAGGCGTTGAGCAATGACATGAACGCTAACTTGCTCGAACGGGCTACCCGCTATAGGGAGAATCCTAGGACGCATGAGCAGGTCCGAGAGCTTGACAATGTTGAGTTCACCAGGCTCATCGTGGCATATTGTGTCATCGAACCTAACCTGCAAGATCCAAAGCTCTATGCAAAGTTTGGGGTTGATCGCAAGCGTCCAGATATCCTGGTTGCAAAGGTTCTACTTCCAGGACATGTTGATAGAATCGCTGGGGCTATCATGCGTCTAAGTGGGTTTAGGGACGAACTGGTCAATGTAGCAAAAAACTCATCGAACGGGGAGGTTTAGCCAGATACTACGCGATCTTGTGGCTGCGGCACAACAAGACGCCTAGTTGGTTCAAGAAGCGTCCCCGTGGAGAACAGATATTTTTACTGGCAGCGGATATGTGGCAGCTTGAACAAGAGAGCAAGCCAAGGAGTTTCTCTGGTCTGCAACAGCAGTCGCCGCCAAGCAGCAGTATCAGGACGATGAGTATTGCGGAGTTTGCCAGATTGAAGTGATATGCCAGGTATCAGTCAAGTAACAGCCACAATCAACGTAGCGGTTCAGGGACTGAATCAGCTACAGCAGTTGTCTGGTCTGTATACTCAGACTGGAAATGCCGCACAGCGTGCTCAACAGCAGGTCAACAACACTGCTCAGACGTTCAACACTGCTAATAAGAGTGCGACGGCATTTACTGGCAGTATTGTCAAACTGACCCAGAGCATGGTGCTCTTTAGCGTCTTGCTTCCACTGGTGCGTTTGCCCCAGACAGTGATGCGGAGCTTCCAAGAGTTTATCCAGGTTGGCGAGGAATGGCAAACGTCTGTACGTGGCATTGCGGCGATGGCAGGTGTTCAGGGCGAGGCATTCAATCAACTTGATGTTGGATTGCGGAATCTTGCTAACACTTACCATTTGACGACTGAAGAAGTCGGCAACAGCGTCAAAATGATTGCCAGCACGTTGGATGTTCTCGACCGTAGTGCGGAAGCCACCAATGGTTTGACGCAAGAGCAGAACAACCTGAATGATACGTTGCAGTTGACGGACAAGATTGCAACGCTGGCAAGAGCTTCATTCTCAGACCTGGGAGAAGCACAACAGGTCATGTTTACCGTCTTGGCTACAGGACGTCTTACCATGGATCAAGCCAATACTGCCATGGAAGATATTTTCAAGACTGTCCAAGTTGGTAGCATGACTCTGTCTCAGTTCAATAGCGCGGGTCAGAGATTCTTGCCGTTTTGGGAGGATTGGATTCAGGCTGCAACCACAACCGAAGCCCGTATGAATCGTCTCAATGATACGATGACGGCCTTTGCTACTGCGTCTTTGCAGTTAGGTCCACAGAGAGCGGCAACTGGCTTTGGGCAGATTGCACAAGCGTTGACTAAGATGACGCAACCTCAACTGAATATCATCCAGCGTATGGAGGCTTTGCGTCGTACTAAAGGACTAGGAGAACAGTATAACGTAACTCCGTCTGCACTTTACAGTCTGACACAATCTCAGAACCCTGACGATATGGTCGAGTTATTTACCCGACTCAACAATGTGTTGGGTCAGGGATCGCCGATCGTACAACAGTATGCCGATAGACTAGAGAAACTCAAGAAGCTTACTCCAGAGCAGGCAGCGGCTCAACGACCAGGAACAGTTGCAGAAGCGGCAAAACAACTGCAGACTCAGTTTCTAGGTAGTAGGACGGCACAGGCAGCATTTGAGGCTATCACGGCTCCGGGCAAGTTAGAGCAGATAACAGCTGAGAAAGCCGCAGCTACGGGTACTACAGCGGCTATGAAGATGTGGCGGGAGAATCCTGCGGAAGCTGCGAATGCCGTAGTATCAGCCTATCAGAAAATCCAGAGAGATGTATTCGATGCTATCCAGAAAGACTTCGTAAATGTCAATGCTGGGATTGCAGGTATACTTACCGATGTCAGCGCTGGCTTAGAAGGGGGACAAGGCGGAGATACATTCTGGAGCAAGTTACAGTATATTTTCAAGTCGCTAAGCGATGGATTTACCAAATGGTATACGTCTGGAGGCAAGGCAGACATAGCCAGTTGGGGTAAGACTCTTGGATCTGGCATAGCTGAAGCGATTACAGATTTCTTCAAGGGCGGTGAGGGTCATAATATGGCTTTCGACGCCGCGAAGACATTTACAGATGCTTTTGGCGAGGGAATGGCGCAGCACTTCCCTGAGATGCTCAAAGCTGTGATGGGGAGCGCCCTCACGAGGGCTATTGCGACGACAGTTCTTCTAAAGGGCTTCCCAGGGGTAGGACTTGGGACAGCTCTTGCTGGTGGCGTAGCTACGACGGCTCTTCCAAGTGGTGGAGCAGCTACTACTGGGATGAATGCTGGTATTATTGGTCTGTTAGCTTTCCTGATGGGCAAGAATCTCATTGGTGGGGCTAGAGCAGCTTTCACAGGGCAAGCTGGTGTAGGTTTAGCTCAAGGTGGAGGTGCTGCGGGTCTATTTGGCCGATTGTTTGGACAGGGACAGGCAAATGCTGCTGCGGCAGCCGCCGCTGCTGGACCGACAGCATGGGCTCCTGGGATGCGGTATCCTGCTGGCACTCCTGGCGGTCTGGGTGGACGGTTTATGCCTAAGAGTGCGTTTGTTCCTCCTGCTGCTCCTGGTATATTGAGTAAGATGGGCGGTGTCGC